TGAAACAAGGACGCTAACATGTCAAGCTGGCTTCGAAGGATTATCTCAAGAACAAAGAATTTCGATTTGCTCGGATCCGTATGGTTCTCCAACTTGGACTGCATGGTCGGAAATATACAATACCTGCAAGATGACGTCGACAAACCTAAACAATCCGGCATCACCAATCAGTCCGATAAGCCCAACGAATCCAAACAGTGTTCTGAACCAAGTCACAACTGCGCCCATCATCCCGCCAGAACCTGTAATTGTACAGGACATGACTGCATTGACAACGACAACAGAAACACCAGCTACTTCGGTAGCCACAGTAAAGAGCGAAACAAGTGGGGGGACATCTGCACCAAGCCCCGCAAGTACTACGACGACGTCGGGTACAGATAAGAAAGATGCGCCTAAAGCGCCAGAAGTACCAAAAGGTAAAACAATAGTACCAGGCTTTGGCATAGTAATGTCTATGCAGCTTATAAACTCAGGCTACAACCTGCAGCAAACTCAGATACAAGAAAATATTAAACTAATACAGGAACAAGACTATGAGCGACAACAAAATATATTCATTGAATTTATCAGCGCAAATGATACTGGGGATTATCTTATCCGTGCTAGTGCCAATAGGTGGCGCAGTATATTACGGGATAACCCTCTTCAACGATTTGACCTCGACGATTGAGGAAGTAAAAAAGATGAGCTCTGTTGAGACTCGTATTATAGTTTTAGAAGATAGATCACGTTCTACTGAGCGTCAACTAGTAGATGTGATGATGTCTAACAACCGAGCTTTAGAAAAAGCAAACGAAGCTTATGGTCGTGCTATTGAAGCTAATAGTGTTGCTAAAGCTACTCAAGACAAAATTACAGATACAGTAACAAATGTAAAAGACGAAATGAAACAATTACGAAAGGCAATGGTTAATCCATTGAATAACTAACATGCTATCCATCCTCTCCTCAATTCTTGGCTTCGCTACTGCGGGGCTACCAAACATTTTAAGCTTCTTCCAACAAAAGGGAGATCAAAAACACGAGCGTGAAATGGCTCAATTGCAAAATGCCCAAGCATTACTTATGGCAGAAAAAGGTTATGTAGCTCAAGAAAAGATTGCAGCTATTGAATTAGAAGGTACGTACGCAGAAACGTACGCTCAAGAACGTACAGCTTTATATGACCACGATAAGAAATTAGTAGAAGGCGGATCTCAAACAGTTAAGAACTGGAACGCTATGGTTAGACCTGTAGTAGCATTTATCTTTGTAGGTGAGCTAGTGCTTATTAATTTTGTATCATTAGCGTGGGCTATGTATTCTGGCGTTGACTTTATTGTAGCTTCACAAGAGGTATTCTCTACAGATGAAATGGCTATCGTAGCATCTATTATTGGTTTCTACTTTGGGTCACGTACTTGGGAAAAGAAATAAGTGAAAGTATCAGAACGTGCTATCAAACTTATTAAACATCATGAAGGCGTGCGTAATCGGCCCTACCGTTGCCCTGCTAACCTTTTCACTGTGGGTGTCGGTCATCTTATCGGGGATGGTAAATCATTGCCTGAATCTTGGAACAGAACTTTTACGGAAGCTGAAATAGATGGACTTCTTAAATCCGACCTACGTCGCTTCGAGTTGGGAGTACATAAGATGCTACCTAACGTGCCTCTTCGACAACATGAATTTGACGCTATTATTAGTTTTTGCTTCAATTTGGGCCTTGGATGCTTTCAAAGATCAACACTCCGTCAAGCGCTTCTACGCGGCGATAAAAAGGCGGCTATGGAATCGTTAGTGAAATATTGTCGCGCAGGTGGTAAAATACTACGAGGTCTACAAATCCGTAGATTAGACGAGAGAGCACTCTTTGAAGGTAAATAATGCCATTAAGTAAACTAGTATTTAAGCCAGGAGCAAACCGAGATCAGACTAATTATGCCTCTGAAGGTAGTTGGTTTGATATGGATAAAGTTCGTTTTCGTTCAGGCTTTCCTGAAAAAATAGGCGGCTGGGTTGTACAAAACTTTCAACAATATATAGGTGTTGCGCGAAGTGTATTTACTTGGGGTACTACGGACGGTAGTGAACTTATAGGTATTGGCACCGATGTTAAAGTATATGTGTCTGCGGGTACTAATATATATGACATTACTCCTTTAAGAACCACCCTTGTATCTCCTGCTACAAATAACTGCATCAATACCACAAATACTTCAAGAGACGTTACTATTATTGTAATTGGGCATGGTTTAAATACGGGAGACTATGTCACCATAAGTGGCGTTACAGGACCTACTGTAGGCGGAATTCCCATTGCACAGATTAATGCAGAACACGTAGTGACTGTTATTGACTCCACAACATTTACGATTACTGTTGCAACAGCCGCTACAAGCACCGTAACAAACCAAGGTGGTACGGGTATTAGTATTGCATGTCAAATTACAACGGGCTTTTCAGGGTCAACTTTTGGATACGGTTGGGGTACAGGCGCTTGGAGTCGAGGCTCATGGGGGTCTAGTTCAACAGTTCCAGTAATATTACCTCCTAGACTTATATTCCAAGATAAATTTAATAACGACTTAGTGTTTAATATTAGAGAATCTTTTATTTATTACTGGACTTTTACATCTTCTTTTAATACTCGTGCGGTTTTATTAAGTGCTATACCTGGTGCTGTTGCGGTTCCTCAACAAGTGACTAAAGTATTATTTTCTGCACAAGGTTTCTTACTTGCTTTAGGATGTACTAATTATGACGCGTCGGCTTCATCTACTGACTATTTAGGTCCATATGATCCTATGCTTGTACGTTGGGCTAACGTTGATCCTGATATAGGACCTGAGCCTGAAAATTGGCAGCCTACTTTAACTAATACAGCAGGGTTCTTACGTCTACAAGCAGGTACAGCTATTGTTACAGGACTGTCTACAAAACAAGAAGTACTTATTTGGACTGACACATCACTTACTTCATTACAATTTTTAGGTACTTCTGAAGTATTTGGCCAATCTTTAATAGCTAATGCCATTACAATTATGGCGCCTAATGTAGTTGTACCTGCTAATAATGTAGTTTACTGGATGGGTAATGATAAGTTTTATATTTATTCAGGTCGTGTAGATACCTTACCTTGCACACTACGTCAGTATGTATTTGATAATATTAATAGAAATCAGGCTGATATTTTCTTCTCTGGACAAAATGCCGAATTCAATGAAGTAATTTGGTTTTATTGCTCTGCCACCGCTACTGAGATTGATCGATATGTTGTTTATAATTACTCAGAGAATATTTGGTACTTTGGTACTTTAGTTAGAACAGCTTGGACAGACGCAGGGTTATTTCAATATCCAATTGCGCTTAACGCCGGTAATGTTTATTTTCACGAATTAGGGCACGACGATGGACAACCTACAGGAGCTCCACCACTACCTATTGATTCATACATTCAGTCCGCCGATATTGACATTGAAGACGGCGATAAATACATGCTTATACGTCGTATAATTCCTGATGTAAACTTTTCAAGTTCTGATTTAACAAACAGTGTAACAGGTGCTACGCTAACTCCCGAAGTAACGATGACAGTCGGTGTACGTAATTTTCCAGGTGCTACATCGTCAACAACTAATGCAGAAGGCGAGTCTACAGCAGAACTTGTGACTTCATCAGGTACTACAACGGCTACAGTTAACCAATATACAAACCAAGTATTTGTAAGAGCACGTGGACGTCAGATGAACTTTAAAATTAGTTCTAATGGTGTAGGGGTTCAATGGCAACTAGGTATGCCTCGTGTTGATGCAAGGCCTGATGGACTAAGAAACTAACATGGGTTTACAGTTATTTACATCCCCGTCATTACCGTTAGCACCAAGTACGTATGATCCTGAATACTTTAATCAAGTTATACGTGCACTTAATGTTTATTTTCGCCAGCTAGACTCTACAACACCTATAGTCATTGATAGGTTAACTTTATTAGCCTTACCTACTAGCCCACTAGGTCAAAGAGTAGGCACAGTATATAACGATGGTGGGGTTTTAAAAATTGTTTTAGCGGGTACAGTTAACGGAGTTGCAGGCGCAGTTAACTTAGTGGGTCTAGCCCCTACCGTAAATAACACAACAGTAACCGTAACACCAGCAGTACGAGCAGTAGCAATAACAGGCGCAGCGCCTACAATTACAGTAGCATAAGGCGCTAGAAACATGATATTATTAGACAAAATTAAGGACTTATTTATATGAATTACTCATCTACCCAAGGTTTAGCTTCTTTAGGTCGCAATGGCGACTCAATGCTTGTTCACATGAGTCCTTCAGAAGTAGCTGGACTTCAAGGTTTAGCTATGGCACAAGGCGGCTCTTTAACTATTAATCCTCATACAGGGTTACCTGAAGCATTTAATCTTGGTGGGTTCTTTAAATCATTATTACCTACTTTAGTAGGTGGCGCTTTTGGATTTGCAGGGGCTCCATTGATGGCGGGTATAGCAGCGGGTGCTGCAACAGGAGCAATAACTAATAAAAATAATCCATTAATGGGCGCTGTAATGGGAGGTCTTGGTGGTTATGGTGGTATGGGTCTTGGCAGTGCTTTGTCTAACACAATGGCCATTACCAATCCTGCAGTGGCGGCAACAGCAGGGCAATCAGCAATTTCAGGTATCGGTCCAGGTGCAGTGGGCACTACAGGTCAAATAGGCGGCGCTAATTTAATAGGAAGCGGTGTTGCCGGGGGTACAGCGGCATCTAGAGCAGCAGCTCAAAATATTATGGGAGCAATGAATAATGCAGGTGTAAATATTGCTGATCCTATAGTTCAAGATATATCTAAAAACGCACTACAAACACTTCCTAAAACATCAAATTTTTCTGGTGTTAATATAGATCCTACTTCTAGTTTTTTAAAACCTACACCATTTGATGCTAGTTATGGTGCTTCTATAGCCCAACCTAGCGGTACTATGGGTGGATCTACACTAATAGGAGAAGCAAGAAATTTAGCTAATAGTGCCGCATCTGCGCAAAGCCCTTTAATTGCAGGAGCTATGTCAAACTCACCTACTCCAGGATTTGGAGAAACATTTATAGATCAATTAGGTGGTAATAGTGCAGCATTGAAAAAAATAGGTCTTCCTTTAGGAGGAGCGGTATTGGGTGGTTTAGAAGAATCTGACATATATGGTAAACCTATGCAAAGGGCAGAGGCAGAAAAATATGATCCTTATGCAAGACTTAATTTAGGTACTGACACAGGCCTTCGTTTAGTTGCAAAGGGCGGCTACATTGATGGCTATGCAACAGGTGGTTCGATTCAATCAGGTGGTATTAGAGATTTATATGGCACACCAGACAATCAACCTACCATATCTCCAGGGCTTTCAGGTTTTGGTTTAGGACGTCTTAATAACCTTGCTGGCGAACAAGCTATGTCTCAAGCACAAACACTAGGTTATGCTGAAGGTGGAGTAGCTAGTTTAGAATTACCAGACCCGTCAAAAACAGCTCCAGCTCCAGAAAATCTAGAAAACATGATTATGAATGAAACAGCTAAAACAGAAATGTTAGAAAAGCAATTAAATAATATGACTTCTAATGCATTAAATACGGGTACTATTCCTACTCAAAATTATGCTCCAGGCGCTTTATCTAATATTGCGGCAGGTATGCAAAATCAATCTTTACCACCTCAAGCTAGTTTTATTCAAAATTTAACTAGTGCTAGAACGGGTTATGATGAAGGCGGATCAGTTGAAGGTTCAACAAAAGGCATTACCACCGCAGAGGGTATTGCATCAATAGATCCTTCAAGAGTTAGAGGCGATATGGTAGATGATATGGCTAGATTACCTTATACATATGATAGAATCATTACACCAGGCGCACTAGATTTTTATACAATACCACCAGTAGAATATAACCCTGAAACCTATGCAAGGGCTTTAAGAAAACCAGAAGGTATGGCTGAAGGTGGTGACGTTTCTAATTATAGACAAGACCAAGCCGCATTAAATTTAGATAGGCTTCCTTCGCTTAATGTAAATACAGGGACACAAGGGTATGGTGGTTCTAACATGCCTGAAGGCCTTGAAAAATTTAGAACAGCATTAAGTATGGCAGGTGAAATGAATACTATAAATCCTGGTGCTCGTGTATTTAGTAGGATGATGTCAGGACTACTTAGCGGAGACCCCGAAATGATTGGTATGATTCAAGGAAAAGGAGCACCAAGTAGTTTAATAAGGGGTTTTGATGACCCGGCTTATGCTAATAATCCTCAGTGGGCTGTACCGGCAGGATATGTTCCAACTGCTCCAGCGGTTTCAATAAATCCGAGTTTAGGTAATACAGGCGCTCAAAATTCAGCTTTTGTTAACAGGAAAGCTAAAGGTGGTTATTTAGATGGTGCCGGTGATGGTATGTCTGACTCAATACCTGCTACAATAGAAGGCAAACAACCAGCTCGTTTAGCAGATGGTGAATTTGTAATCCCTGCAGATGTAGTTTCTCATTTAGGTAATGGCTCTACTAAAGCCGGATCAAAAAGATTATATGCAATGTTAGACAAAGTACGTAAAGCTAGGACTGGAACTAAAAAGCAAGGTAAACAAATTAACCCTGCTAAATACATGCCAGCATGAACACCGTACAAATTGTAGTACCCAATAATGTGTATCATGTTTGGGAAGATGTAAAAAGTTATTTAGAAGCCTCAATTAATGTAAGTGGAGGTGACTTTACTCTAGACCAATTAAAATTATTATTAGGTAGAGGGGAACAAACGTTGTTAGTATCTATTGACGAAAAAGGCGTGCTTAACGGAGCTATGACTGTAGAGTTTATAAATCGTCCTAATGATAGAGTCATGTTTATAACAGCGTTAGGTGGTCATGGCATTGTAAATAACGAAACATTTGACCAAGTAGAAACATGGGCTAAATTGCATGGGGCTACAAAAGCAAGTGCATGGGCTCAAGAGGCGCAGGCTAGGCTATATAAAATCAAATCAAATTTTAATACTGTAAGATACGTTGTGGAGAAAGATTTATGAAATTATTTAATTTGTTTACTTGGATTCAAAACCTAGTAGAATCATTTACTTTTTATGGGGGTGGTTCATCTGGTGGAGGTGGAGGCAATCAAACTTCTACATCATATTCTACAAATTTACCTGAATATGCTAAACCTTATTATGAAGAGCTTTTAAAACAAACCGGTAAACAGGTTTATACTACAGACCCTTCTGGAGCTGTTACCGGCGTTAAATCATATACTCCGTATGAAGGAGAACGTGTAGCAGGATTTACTCCAGGTCAAGAAACAATACAAAGAGAAACCATGGGGTTAGGGCTTCCTAGTCAGTTTGGTCAATCTAAAACAGGCTTAACTACTGGTCAAGCTATGGGATTTGGTGCAGGTGCTGCTGGTTTAACCGGAGCATTTGGATACAGTCCTACAGCAATTTCTGGAGGTACATTTGGGGCTCCTGAAGCCGCGGCTTATATGTCTCCCTATGCTTCTAATGTAACTGATGTTGCAGTTCGTGAAGCTCGTAAACAAGCTGATTTAGCTAAAACTGCAGGAATGTCAGGCGCTATAGGCCGAGGTACTTTTGGAGGTGCTCGTCAAGCTTTAATGCAATCAGAACAAGAACGAGGTGCACAACAAAATATAGCTAATATCAGAGCCCTAGGTCAGCAAGAGGCATATGTAAATGCACAAAAACAATTTGAAGCAGATCAAGCTAGACGTATACAAGCAGCTCAATTAGGACAACAAGCACAACAATTCCAAGCAGGGTTAGGCAAAGATATTGGTCTAGCAGGTATGATGGCAGGTATTGATACATCAGGTAAACTTGGTGCTTTAGGTACGGCAGAGCAAACAGCTAATCTAGAAAGATTAAAAGCTCAAGCTGCTACTGAAGGTGAAAAACAAGCTCTACAACAACAAATTAACGATATGAAATATCAACAGTTTCAAGAACAAAAAGACTTTCAAAGAAATCAACTTGAATACCTTAGCAATATTCTTAGAGGTAACGCAGGTGCTTTGGGTTCTACTCAAGTACAATACACACCACAACCAAGCACAGCATCTCAGATAGCCAGTTTAGGATTATCTGGTCTTGCTCTTTCTAAAGCTTTAGGATAAGGATTACATAATGAGTATTCAACAATCTAATGGTGCAGTTAATTTACAAGCAGCTTTAAATAGATTAGTTAAAGCAGGGACAGTAGACCCTAATATACTTTTAAAGTATAGTCAAAACCCACCACCTGATCTTGGTGATAAAGGTGCGTTACTTGTTAGTTTAGCATCTAGTATTGTTGCTCGTAATAAAGATGGTATAAATGCTAGTATGCCTGCGCCTTCAGAAACAGTAACTGAACAAGTACAAAATAAACTAGCTCAATCTGATCAACCTCAAGGTATTGCAAGTTTAAATCCTTCACCTATGATGCCTGCTACAGATATGGCTAATCCTGCCCCTGCTCAGCAAAACATGGACGCTGGGGTATCAACGCTTCCTATAAATGAAAATATGTTTAATGAGCAAAATTATGCAAACGGTGGAATTGTTGCCTTTGCTGCCGGAGATTTAGTAAAAGATCCCTATGCAGCTTTTAGAATGCCTGTACCTGCAATACCTACAGCAGATGATTTATTATTAGAAACACAAGACTTAAAATCACGTTTTGTTGATCCTGATTTTTATAAAAAACGTAAACAAGAATTAGAAGATCAAACACGAGAAGATATAAACGAAAGTAGAGAAGCTGATAAAGCCACAGTGTTGTTTAAATTAGCGGAAGGATTTGGCACAACACCTGGAAGTTTTACAAGAGGCGCTGTAGCTGCAGGGGTTAAAGCTGGTCCTGCTGTTGCTGAAATGAATAAAAATATTATTGCTGCTAAACGATTAAATCGTGCCGCTCTAAATGAGCTTGAGCAAGCTAAGTATGCTGAATCTATAGGAGACTTTAAAACAGCAGCTGCTCTTAGAGAATCAGCTAGAACTAAAGAATTTGAAGCTCAAAAAGTTAATGCTACTACTGGAGCAACTATTGAGGCTGCACAAATTAAGTCTAATGCTGCAAGAGCAATGGATCCCGCTAATACAAGAACTAAAGCTCTCAATGCTACTATTCAACAGTTTGAAAAAATATATGGACAAGGCTCTTATTTAACATCGTTTAAACAAAAGAAAACTAATTTAATGAATGAATTTAATCAAATGCTTAAAAATAATTTAAACTTTATTAGAGAAGAAGAATTACCTGAAACACCTTTAGAAAGTAAACCTAAAGCAGACTCTTCTAAAACTACTAAAAAAGAAATTAAAACACCCGTAAAAGAAACACAAGCTCAATATCAAAACAGAATAAAAGAAGAAAAGGCAAGACAAAAATATCCACAATTATTTAAAAACTATGATCAAACCACTTCAGATGTGGGAGGAACTTTAATTGATGTTACTAATGCCGAAGAAATGGAAAGATTAGAACGTGAAGGACGTTTTGTTAACACAGATTAAAATATTAATTAATGAAAAATTTAGATGCTTTATATAAACAGCTTGTAGAAGCGGATGCAAAGGGAGACATTCAATCTGCTAAACAACTACAGACTGAAATGAAAACTTTGCTTTTTGAAGATTCTACCGTAGCCCCTACTCCACCACAACAAAACGCTACCAACGTAGATGCCCTTTATGAACAGCTTGTAGACGCTGATGCTAAAGGAGATGTTGAAACTGCCAAACAGTTACAAACTCAAATGCGTTCTTTATTATTTAAAGAACCAGAAGCTACTGAACAACCTAAAACAACTCAACCTCCTAAAGAAGTACCTAAAATACCTGTAGATGTTATGGGTCAAAAATTTACTTCTGATGAGTATGCAAAATATTCAGGTATGCCTATTGCTGCTAAACCTGGTGAAAAAGCCAAAGGAGCATTTTCTGGTACTTTTGGTCAAGGTATGTATAATTTAGCAGCGGATGCTGTTATATCTTATGGCAGAACTTTAGGTAATCCTGAAGAAGCTGAGCAAATTGCCAATCGTTTAAGAGAATACGCAGCTAATACTTACACTAGCGCTAATAAAAGTTTTAGAGAAGACCCTTTAACTAAAATTCAAGAACTTCTTGGTAACTCTGCTCCTTATATGATTGGTCCCGTTATGGCCGCGTTAGGTAGCACCGCCTTAGGCGCAACTGGATTAGTTGCAGGGGTAGCTCCTACTGTAGTTTCTGCTACTCAATTTTTAGGTTCTAATCTTCAACGTCAAATAGAAGCTAACAACATTGATCTTGCAGATACAAATTTATTAACTGCAGGGGCTACTACTATACCTCAAGCACTATTAGATAATATAGGCTTTAGATATATACCCGGAATTAAAAATATTTTTGGGGCTGCTGGTAAAAAAATATCAGATGAAACGGCTAAACAAATATTTAATCAATCCTTACTTACTTCTGTAGGTAAAAAAGTTTTATCTTCTTCAGTTGCTGCAACTAAAGGTGCTACAGTAGAGGGCATTACAGAAACTGCTCAACAAGTTTTTGAGCGTTTACAAGCAGGTTTAAGCATTACTAATAAAGAAGCACGAGATGAATACTTAGAAAGTTTCTTCGGCGGATATATTGCAGGTAAAGCAATAGGTTTGCCTGGCGCACTTTTAAGCAGAGAACCCTCTGCTGCAGCTCCTACAACAGAAGAACCAGAACCTACTACGGCAGAACCTAAAACTGAGCGCTTATCTAAACAACAACAAATAAAAACAATTCTTAAAGATTTAGAACAAGAAGCTGACCAAGTTAACCAAGCTAAAGTAGCTGCTGAAGCTAAACTTAAATCAGCTCAGCAAAAACAAGTGGTATCTGAAGCGGCTGATTTAGAAACTACCTTACCTACTGAAACAGGTGTTATTACTCCGACTACGTTAACTTCGTGGGGTATCAGAAAAGGTTCTAACGCATTTAAAGATTTAGAAGGAGTTGATGCAAGTACACCAGAAGGCCGAGACCTTGTAGATAAAACCTTAGAAGCATATACAGGTAAACTAAACGAACAAGCTGTAAATACATTTACATCATTACTAGATAAGAAAGCAGAGGCTCCCGATGCAGGAATTGACCTTGGAACAACTACAATTAGCGATGCAGTACTTGGAGGACAAAAATATGGAACTCCCGGAGGAACTCAAGGACGTTTCGGACCTACAACTGATATCAGTGGAAGTCCTGTTGGAATCGATCAAACAGGAACGGAAGCTTTCAACGCTCCACTAGAAACAATTAAACCAGTAGAACCTCAAGCCGTTGTAACAGAAGCTGCTGTAGAAGAAGCACCTGTTGAAGAAGCTTCAGTTGAAGAAGCTCCAGTTGAAGAGCCTATGCCTTTACAAGATGAAGCTAAACAAGTAGCTTCTGAATTAAAAGCACTTGATCGTGATAACCCTCTTATTGAAAATCTTTTAGATGAAACTGCTGTTACTGAACAAGATGTAAGTACTGCAAAAGAAGAACTTGCTACTTTAAAAACAGCTAGAGAAACTAAAACTCCTACAACATTAGCCGAAGAACAACAGGTTGCTAAAGTAGAACAGGATTTACAATCTAAAAAAGAAGGCACGCCTGAAGGACAAGCAATTGTTAATACTACTAAACCTGCTAATACTTTAGGGCAAGCGTTAAATATTATAAAGAAACAACATTTCAACAAACTTAATCCTGTTGAAAAAATATTACAGAATTTATTTGAAACCTTACCTAACGTGCTTAAAGGTAAGTATAAAGTTATGGGTATGCCTAAAGGTGAATACGGCAAATATACTTCTACACTTAACGAAACTATTATTAGTCCTAAAGCAGGTACTGATACCATATATCATGAAGGAACACACGCTGCAACAGTGTGGGCAATAAGACGTCATGTTACTATGGATAAAAATGGTAGACCAAAAGCCAAAGGTAATTCGATTGTAGGCCAACAATTAGTAGACATATTTGATGCAGCTGAAGTAGCTGCTATGCAAGATGAAGTAACTTTTGGTGATGCCTTTAAAAACATGGAAGAGTTTGTATCTTATGCGTTTAACGATAAAGACTTCCAAAGATTCTTAGCTAAACAAAGAAGCGTAGCTCCTACCCCTGCTCCTAAGTCATCACTATGGTTTGATCTAATGAATGCCTTTAATAAGCTTTTAGGTCTTGATATATCTGATTCATTGATGAGCGATATTGTTGCTTTAGCGCCAGAGTTAATGACAGGTGAACGTCCCGACAATCTTAAAGATTTTGGACAAGATAAACCTTTATATAATAAAGATGAAGAAGAAAAAGAGCTAAATAAACTTATTGCACAAACAGGTCAAAAGCGTAAAGATAAAACACCTAAGCCTACCACATTTCAAAGATTTAAAGCGTCTCCTTTTAAAACACTAGGAGAACAAATAACAAAATTTAGAAAGTTTGCTTTTGACTTTGAATTTGCAATCAATAAAAAAATATTAGACGCCATGAGAAAATCAGGGGTTAGCATGGCTGAATTAGCTAAAGCGGCTATTGAGTTAAATATTGCACAAGCTTTATATGCTTCTGAAACGGCTCGGGCTTTTTTAGAAAGAGGCAATATTTCTTACGATCCTAAAATATTTAAGTTTTTAGTTACTGAATCTAATACTAGTATGAAAAAAATTAAAGAAGCTATTTCAGATATTGCTATAAAAAGAAATATTAACGTTAGTACATTATTTGAAGCCGCTAGTACCGCATTTATTGCAAAACGTTCAAGAGGTTTAAATGAGTCTAATCAAAACGCAAAAGCTAGAGCTAGAGCTTTAATGTTACAAGGTAAGACAGAAGCTGCAAAAAAAGAACTAAATAAAAATTTTAAATTAGTTCATATGTCAGACGCTGAAATAGACGCAGGATTTAAAATTTTAGAAAAATATCCTGAGCTAAATGACGTATTTGATATGTGGAATGATGTTCGATCTAAAGTATTAGATTTTGCTAATACTACGGGTCTATTAGATAAAACTACTGTAGAGCGCTTCTTAGAAGTTATGGATTATGTTCCTTTCTACAGAGTGTTTGAAGATGCCGATGGGCGAGTAGAAGTTAAAGGCAGAAAAGAATACATCAATGGTTTACTTGATGCTTCAAAAGAACCAAAATTTGAAGGTAGTTACAGAGAAGTAAATAATGTATTCGATAATATGGAAAACTGGGCAAACTATATTATTATGAAAGGCATTAAAAATAATGCAGCGGCAGTTAAACTTAGATATTATCAAGAGTATTTACCTGATGATATTAAAAAAATTACAGGTCAAAAATATACTAGCAATACTAATTCTATACAAATACACGAAAATGTAGATGTTAATGGAGAAGAAAAAAATATTCTTAATAGATATGAGTTTCAAGGGTATGATGCCGCAAGTATGGTTGATGGATTTACTGGACTAGAACCCGTTACGATTGCAGGATTAAAATACTTTTCTAACTTCAGCCACTTTTTAAGACAAAGTATTGTTTTATATCCTATCTTTTCAGTTAAACAAGTTGTAATGGATACTATAGCTGCAATTACCTTGTCAGGGGTTAACTATGGAATACTCATACCCGTTCAAGTTTTAAAAGAAATTGCCTTAACACCTTTAGGTTTAAGTAAAGCAAGAAATAGATTAAAAGCAGTAATGGCGGTGGGTAGAGCTGATCCTTCTAGAGAGTTTAATAGAATAGATAACGTGGCTGCTGATGAGGCTAAAAAATATAAAACTTATGAAGCATTTAAAAAAGCAGTGTTATCGCCTTTTAGCGCTCTTGCCATGGCATCAGATAATGTAATTCGTCAAGCAATATATGCACAAACTATGTTAGAAACAGGTAATGAAGCCTTGGCGGTTCATCGTGCTTTTGAGATTATTAACTTTAAACGTACAGGATCAGGTCAAATATTTAATATTATGAGACAATTGGTTCCTTTTACAGGCGCTAGTTTACAAGCTTTACATGTTTCAGGCGCCACTGTGTTTGGTGAAGGTATAACTCCTGATACTAGAATGCAAAATATAAAACGTTATGTACTTAATGGCGCTCAAATTGCTATAGCTACGTTAATGTATTCTATTCTAATGTCTGATGATGACGAATATAAAAAATTAGATCCTTCTGAAAGAGACAGTTTTTTCATTCTACCTAATGGATATAAGATTCCAATGAGAACTGATTATAGTGGACTATTTTTTAAAGTGTTTACTGAACATGTTTATCAACGATGGGTTGCTGAAAGTGAAGATAATAAAAAAATGAATAAAGCTTTACTAGCGGGGCTTGTTAAAGCCACTTCTATACCCTCAAGCATGCCGGTTCTTATTAAACCAGGAATTGAAAGCTATTTAAATACTAATTTATATACTAATAGACCTATTGTGGGTCAAGGCCAACAGTCTGTTGAACCAGAGTTTCAATATAGTCCTAAAAATACAACTCAGCTAGCCTTAGCATTAGGAGAAGCATCGGGTACTTCCCCACTCATATGGGACAATGTATTAAAATCAGTTTTAGGTTCTACTTCTCAGGTGCTTAATATGTTTACAGAAAATATGATTGCTGATCTAAGAGGAGAAACTATACCTAAAAAATCTTTTGAAGAAAAGCTTATGATGTTCCCAGACGTAAAGAGTTTTGTTACTCAAAAACTTGGTGCTAGAGAACTAAATGATTTATATGAATTAAAAGATGAAGTAGATAAACATTATAATACGTATAAAAAATTAGAAAAATTAGCAGTGGATGATAAAGGGCAAAAAGAATTTGACGATTACTATACTAAAAATGAAGAAAGTATTAACGTTTCTAGACAACTTAGTTCTACAGATACTCTTTTAGCTCAGTTAAGAACTTATGAAAATCAGGTTCGCACTAATAGCAATATGTCGCCTGAAGATAAAAGAAAAGAAATAGACAGAATAGAAATGCAAAGACGAGAGCTATTAAATTATCCTGTTAAAAGAGAAGATGGCTCTACTACTAACTATATCCAAAGCTTACGAGAAAGAGCGGGTTTTAATAAAGAAAAGGTGTTAGGTATTTTTGGTGGTGAAGAATAATTATAAACGCCAGACTCGTATGCCTTTAACATGGTCTTCTATCACAACTTTGTGAACGAACTGAAACTCTAGTCGTTCACTTTCTTTTTGTATAGCTTTGATAGCTGACTCTGTATCAATAGCAGGTATAAAGATAGACGAGCCTGGTACAAACGTAGGCCAATCAATCTGATAATTTACGCCGTTAGTGAACACTTCGTGGTATATCCAATGGTAAGTCGTTAGTCTTAAGTCCTTCAAAACTAGAGTTATCAATCCATATGCACCGAACACCTGAGCCGCTAATATCTAATCCTTTTTGTAACACTTTAGAATCTCCTGATTTATACTTCAAAACCTTATTATCTTTCAGCTTTTTAATAAAATCCTCGTAATCTACGTTACCAAGATCCTTTAAGTATGAGCGCATTATACCTACAGGAATGTATATTGTGTTAGTATCTGGTTCAATTCTTACACGTAATTCATTGATTGGCTTCAATAAAGGGGCTTCTTGTAACCCTGTTCGTGAGTCTATGACACTATTAATAACTAAAGTGTTCTTTAAATTTTCATGTAAGAAGGTAGTTAGGGTTTCCATAGCATCAAAGTCACGGGCTTTAAGTTCTATTCTAGATTTATCTAACTCTAGTTTAATAACCTGTTTAACAGGTTCTAGGTTTATATTATGAATACCTAATTGTTTAGCAATCTGAGCGCCTAAAAATACTGCAGCTAATGTAGCAGAATACTTGCGGTCTTCCCCTGCTATGTTCCATGCCTTATCTATCTTCTCTTGAGTTTGTTTTAAAGCTAATTTTACAGATTCAAGATTTGATATAATCCATTGGGCATATATTTCTCCTGCATGTCCATAGTTATCAAATAGTCTACCAAAGTAATCATCAGCTTCTTTCTTTGTTAAGCTGGTATCTTTATCAATACGTAATTGTAAGAAACGAGCCATCTCACCTGAAGCTTTAGCATTTGATGAGAACATAACTGTTCTAAAATCTGTATTAGAAGATACAACGCAAATAAGATTAAATACGGTATCGTTTTGTCTTTCCTTATTTGTGCCGCCACTACCCATACGATTTCTACCACGACCTGTTGACATAAATTTTAAGAACTCATGTAGTTGGTCAGGTGTTACTTTAGTAAACTCATCAACTGCTGCAGGCAAATTATTCATGTATCCCATACGATTAATAACTGAGTTACCTGTATCACCCCATACTTGAATAAGTTTAGCTGATAGGTCAGGATTACCATATACGCTAGTCATAGCTTGTAAGACTGTAGATTTACCTTGTCCTGACTCAGGGTTATATAAATTAATTACTGCTGACTTTTCTTTAGATTTAAAAAAGGGCATAAGTAAAGAACCAAATGCACAGAAGAAGCCAAACGCACGTAACTCCATACCAGGTCTTTCATAAACTGATATAGCTTTCTTCCATTCTTCGTAAGTCCCTTTCTTTTGTAAGGCTGGGTTTACATCGTTTAAATCTTCAGACACAGGAACATACTTAGTACCAAAAGCACTAATCTCACGATTACCTATCACAACTTTGTTGTATAAAGCATTCCAACCATATTGTTTATACATAGGTGTTGATGGTTTTTGCTTTTGATCAGCATCTACTACAGCTATGATGTAATCAATAACGTTATCTAACTTCTTACCGTTTCTAACAATACCTTTAGCTACTAAAATCTTTCTAGCTTCCTCACGTGATAAGAGTTGTGTTAAAGGTGCTATAAACTCTTGGACACCTTCGTGAGGTAAATGTAATTTAAACCATGCACAGAAACCAATAGCGTGATCATTTAGTATTTCGACAAGATAGAAGTCATAGTCATAAACCATAATAGCTTCTTCATCTTCATCAGCTACAGTTTTATATACACCGCCATTCTTTCCTCTAAAATATGGGAATGGGTAATCAGGGATTTGATATGTAACAACTTCACCTAATTCTTCTGACTTAGCTTGGATAACATTATCCGCACCTTTAGAACGTAGAATAACTCTACCTAATTCTATTGGAGAAGTAATCTTACCTTTATGTTTACATCCATCACAACCTTCAGGACGTAAGCCTTCAAATTGTCTACATGTATGTGGGCCTGGAATAGCACTAGCTTTTGCTTCTGTCCTAGCATAGTCATAATCAGGGTGATGTTTAGATATGTTGTGGATTGCTGACTCAGAGTCTTCACAGTAAGCTGCAATAGATAAACCTGAACGCCATAGAGGTTCTTCTACTGTTGATTGTTTAGTCATGATATGAACTAACTGCGCGCAGCCATCTTCTTTACGGCAGCGTTCAATAATCTTCATAAACTTAGATGAATTGTTTCCTAGTATAGCTTTTGTAGCTTCATCTAGTGGACGTTTAGCTTTAGGTTTATCGGTAAGATGTATAGGTATAAGACTTGCTAACTCATCAAACGGAGTAGGAGTGCCTTGATTTAACACAGTTACATCTTCAGGTTTAGCTACATCTTTATAGTTCTTTGTGCCTGGAACTCGTAAGATACGAGCCATGTCAGCAGTGCAAGCACCATCAGCTTTAAGTCCATGTTTAGCGCATAGAAACTTTAAGCCTTCAGCAACAGGTTGCCAAATAGCCTTATCAACAGGTTCAGTAAAAGGCCAATAACAATGGATACCTCTACCTGAGTCTACAATAGTAGGAGCAGGGAGTTGTGTTGTATCTGTGAATGAACGTAACGCTACAAGTGCTGCGTCTTTAGTTTCATAGTCTTTCCATTTACGTTTCTTTGTATCGAAACCACAGTCTATATCTAACCATAAAATACGTTGTTCTTTTGCATTTATTTTCTTTCGTTCAGTAGGCTCAACATATGTTGAACATGCAAAGTAAACGTCTTGCTTATCGCTTAGTAATTTATTTACTACTTCAATTGCTTCATCTATGGAATTTATAAACTTAGGAACTACTACATTTTGTTGGTCTTTACCAAGGACACAATAATATCCTTGATCAGGCCATACTTGTTGTAAAAATTCTTTTGTTTGCATTTTTCTCTCAAAATGTTGTGCTGCTTAAAATAGGTGGGCTACTTGCGGTTTATAAATTAACTACCATCTAGCAATATATAAATAAAGGTGCTTTCGCCCATTGTGCTACTTAGTAAGATTAACGATCAATTCCTTAATCTTTTGGTCAAGTTTTCTTGATGGCTTTGCTTTACCCGAAAACCAATCATACACCGTTTGACGTGAAACGTTAAGCGCTTTCGCTACTTGACTAGCAGGGTGTTTTAGTGATATGCAGACCGCACCTAAAAGTGTCCCTGTAGTCTCTTTAGCTTTAGCGTTTGCTTCGATAACTACTTGGGAGTAACCACGCATGATTACGCCCAATCTGATACTAGATCATCTAAACTAACATCACCTTGATCTGCTTTAGGTGCTGCTGGTTTTGGTGCTGGTGGAGGTGTAGGTTTCTCCGCTGCACGAACTGTTGGTTCAGGAATATCGTCTATTACTTTTAGTACTTCAGGACGTTGAATAGGTTGTTGTTTCTTTTGTTCAAACTCTTCACCATCTTCATCTTTGTTAACGTTTACTGATAAAGTAATTGCACGTTTAGCTTCTTCTGATGTTGACTTCGTGGCACATGCTGCATACTCGTCATCATTAAGAATACGAATAGCTTTGAAACCAATCTTAGTGCTTGATGAGTCTTCATCAAAAGATACGCGTGATACAACAGACATTAAATTCTGACCATTAGCACGAACGTAATCTGTATATTCGTGTAGTGGTTTACAATCTTTTGTACCATTACCAAATATTGATTGTGCAGGTAAAGTCATTTGATATACATCACCATTCATATCATCAGCACGAACTACAGCAACACGTCTACTAAAACGACATGCTTTAGTTCCGTTAGCGCCTGAGCCTTTAATATTTTGTGGGCATGATAAACAATTTTCTGCTTGCTTTTCTACAACAGCTTCATCAGGTTTTTGACTGTCAGATGTCCAACATGTTGGTGGCGGCATCTTTTCGCCTGGTACATATGCTTTAGAAAAATACATTCTATGAACGTGTGGTGATGCATTAACAATAACTACATCGAGTGCGTCTTGATTTGACTTCTCAACTTCTTTACCATTAACCATCAATCTAAATTTACCGCCACGAATAGATATACGTTTAGCGGTTGATGAACTACCTGTTATATTTGCAGTAAAGCCATCATCTCTACGGGTATGTGTTGCTACTGCGGTGCTACCAAATACGTCTAATTCTGTACTCATACTTCCTCCTTAGTTCTACTTTTAGTTATTCTTACTGTATATTCACTTGTTGCTTGTAAACCTGGTGGTGCTTTGTCAGGGTTTTGTTCTAAAAACTCTTTAACTGTTGATTGAACTAATCTCTTTTCAAAGAACTCAGGCATATCATTTTCTTTTATGAACTTGTACATTTCAGGCCAATCGCTTGTCCAATATCTTGTACGTAAAGTTCTTGATAACGTTCCAACTTTAGTTTTCAAACTAGTTACATTAAGTGTTCTGCATGCTTCATTTAAAGCTAAATCAACTTTGTCTTTCTGAGTTTTAATTTCAGTGATTTGGTTTTCCAATTCATCAATCTTATCTCTCATATTGACAGAAGCCTGCATCATCTTCTCTATCTTATTGTCATCTAATTCCATATTCTCTCCTTTCAAACATTAAGGATATTAGTATATCACAACTATTTACTTTGTCAACTTATTTCTTTATCAATTAAATGTCCATATGTAAGTAATACCCAATAAGCAAATTGTAATAACTCTTCAGGGGTTGCACTGCTTTTCATTACGTTAGCTTTGTGGCTAATAATTTGTATGTTTCCCTTCACATATCCTTTAGCGTTATCTAGTCTGTCTATTGAAGGAGAATTTTCTCTTGGTCCTTTATTTTTATTTCCACCTCCTTTAAACTCTCTAAATATAGAAATGTTTAATATAGGACAGGTTTCAGGTATTTGTATATCAGTATTTTCTATATTAAATTCAATTCCTTTTTTCTTAGCTCTTAATCTAGTTTTCATAAACATAGATTTTTCAGGATTGTTTTTAGTCCATACTTTTTGATGTTCTAATATTTTAGATCTATTACTTTCTCTATATTTGATTTGATAATCTTTACATTTTTCTTGATTATTAATACGCCATTGTTTTTGATATTCATAGTTAGACATCATTAAACTCCTCTTTATAAAGGTCTACTAATTTAACATGATTATCAATTTTGCCTTGCAACATTTTATAAATTTTTTGTTCAACGGGGGAGCCTTGTAGGTGAACTACGGTCATCTTGTTTTTTTGTCCCGCCCTATCAACACGAGCGCAACATTGTATATAGGTTTCAACAGACATCACGGGTGACCAAAACACAACTACGTTAGCTGCGTGGAGGGTAACGCCATGTGATGCAGCTTGAGGTTGGATCACCAATACTTGTGGGTCTTTTTTTTCTTGAAAATTCTTGAAAATTTCTGAACGATTATTCATAGATACATCGCCATGTATTGCAGCGCATGTGATATGGTCTTTGTTTAACTCTCCCATAATCTTTTCAATACTATGTCTAAATGGGCAGAATATGAGAACTTTGTGGCTGGCTTCTTCAATAATTTCTTTGAGAGCAGTCATGCGGTTAGATATATCAAACTCTATAACTTCGGACTTATCTGAATAGATAGCCCCTGCACTTACTTGTAATAGTTTAGTGAGCATAACGCCTGCGTTGACCACAGTAATTTCTTCACCTGAAGCTTCCATATACATATCTTTTTTAAGCTTCTTATAATACTTATCTTGTTGTGGTGTGAGGGGGACTTCACGAGTGGTGTAAAGAACGTCAGGTAAATCTAAACATTCTTCTTTAGTATAACGAATGGCAGGTTGTAGTGTTTTAAATACTATATCCTGTGCATTAAATCTAGGCACCCAGGTGAACTGGCTAACTTTTTGCATGACCATGTCCTTAAACGTTCCTGCATATTTCGGGACGGATGCGGGGTTCACAAGTCTAGCCAGTCCATATGCGTCAGCTGGTGATTGAGCAGCGGGTGTTCCTGTCATAAGCCATAACCATGTCTGAGGTGTTAGCACACGATTTAATGACTTCCAGCGACGTGTCGTGACAGTCTTGACATAGTTTGCCTCATCGACAACTATTAAATCAAAACCGCCAGATTTAATTTCTTTTTCTACTATTTCTATACCGTCATAGTTAATTATAACTACGTCTGTATTTTCTGCAAATACTTTCTTTCTTTTCTCAGCACTACCATGAGCAATACCTACCGATCTGTGCATAGCTGTTTTAAAGAAGTCAGCTTGCCATGCAGCTTGCATAATAGATAGTGGGCATACCACTAACATGCGTCTAATCTTACCTTGGTTCATTAGGTAATCAGCCGCCCATATGATAGCCGATGTTTTACCTGTGCCTGCTTCACTTAAACAATATGCACGTCTATGTGCTGATAGAAACTCAGCTGTTGTTCTTTGATGATCAAATGGTTTATGAATACCTGGAAAGTTGTAGTCACGTGTTATAGGTGACGGAGGATTTTTAACTTTCATGTCAGATAATATAAGCACTTCATCTAGTCCCCAATTCACAGCGACTTGGGTAACTCCATTATCATATGCTTTAAGAACCTTACTTTTAGGTATCTTATCTAATATTAATTCGGGGCGTTTTGTGTTTACAATCAACGCTTTATCTTTATATACTTCCAATGCAATCTCCTAGTAATAAAAAATAGACGCGCCACCGAGAGAGGTAGTGACGCGCCTACACTGTTAACACACAAAGATTTTTATTATCATGAGGTCTTTGCTATTAACTGACGTGGTTTTACCGCACTCACGCCTTACGGGAAACTTATTTCTTATTAGTTACGTTTCTCTTTAACGAACCATTACTATTTCGTGGGAACGAACTGTTCGCACTTTTACTTTTAATTCTCATATTGCTTGGTGTATTTGAACCGCCCTTACTTAGAGGCACGATATGATCTACATCTTTACCGTCACCCTTTGATACTTTACCAGCTTTTATCATCATTCGTCTAGCTTTATTTCTAGCTACACGCTTTTTAATTTGATCAGGCTGCGCCTTGTATTCGTTTTCTTTTTGATAATCTCTTGCCATTATTTTCCCCAATGTGAGCATGATTGAACAGGGCAGAACTTACGACACGCAAAGTTAGGGCTTGCATTGAAAACCCCTGTCTGATGGGCAGTATCTATCCTATGTGTTATTTTACCCCATTCAGCAAACATTTCATCTAGTTTATCTATCGTATAATCTTCTTTCAATATCTCTTTACTTACCAAGAATACCAATCCAGACTTAACTTTTAACATATCTGGAAAGTGTTTAAATATAGCTACACTAAACAAAGATAGCTGTCTAGTATCTGCATACTGACTTGATTTGCCTGTCTTATAGTCGATCAAGGTAGCTAACTTAGTTTCAGGATTAATAACTAATAAATCCACAACACCACGCCACCATACATTTGGTGCAAAGAAGTCACAAGGTTCTAGGTCTTTAGTTAAGCCTAACTTATATTCACAATACTTATTCCCTGGAATTGCTATCAACTTATCAAGGGTTGGCTGAAACATATTAAACTTCTCAGGCAAGGCTGTTGCGTTCTTAACGTATAACTCACAAGCTTTGTGAACTTCGTTGCCATAAAGAAAGTGTTCTGTATTTGGGTCTTGCTTAATATCTTTTGCTACATACAGATGATAGTATTGCTTAGGACATTTCTCAAATGTTGTTGCACTCGAGTAAGACCACGTTTTTAACTCAGCCAATTGGAGTTCTCCTAGCAATCTCTTTTGCTATCTTTGATTTATGTTTACCTTCTGCAGCTTTATCTAATAACTCATATAGCTTTTTTAAAGACAAGGCTTTTAATCTGTCTTTACCTGTTCTTGTTTTAAACGGGTCAGCATGCCGTCTACTTTTGTGTATTTGTTGTGTCGCCATGATCTACTTTCTGTACGGCACCCGTACTTTTATTAAGTTCATACTCGGGTAAAACTTCTTTCTTTTTCTTACCAAAAATCAAATCCCAATTCTTTTCAAACTGTTCGTTGTTTGGTTTAGACTGTAACCAATCTCCTGTTACATCATTACGTGCAGTTTTTTTCATTTAGGCTCCCATACTTCTACGTTGATAGCAACCGTAATTCTTAATTCGTCTGATTTTTGCCGAGGCACATGATGTTTTAAATAGCTAGGAAATATATGAATTTCGTCTTCTTTAACGTTTAATTGGTAATTTGTACAATAATTAGAATTTTCAGAATATGTGCTATCTAATAGTCCTCTGTATGCTCTATATATAGCTTCATCATATATAACGGATAAAGGAGTTTCAAACGTCGTAGGTAAATGCCCTTCTTTATATCTTAAATAATGCACTGCCGATAATATAGTAGTTTTATCCCCATTAAATTCCATATGCGCGTGGGGTCTCATATACTGTGTTTCTTTCATGCCAGTTACATTTGCTATTGTCCAATTGTAGTTCACGGATTTATTAAAATGCATTTGCTTAAGATATTCTATAACTATATTATTATATTGGGCGTGTAAACTTTTAAACACTCCTTCAAAATCATACTTTTCAAATAAAGGGTTATCCCTATCATTATAATTGTGATGCATATCTGATTCGGTATCCCATTTATTTCTATAAGGGTCTTTTTCGTAATTACTTTCGACCACTTTTATAAACTCGTCTTTTTTATAACTTGTGGGGTCAATGGTCGTCACGCAAACAGGCGACGAAAATAAATTATGTTTTTTAAACATAGTGTGTCCTTATATCTTTTACTAAGTCGTCGAAGCTTAATTCATCTTTATCTTTAGCAAACTCAACACTCATTAAGTATCGGGTTGTTTCAAAATTATACACTGTGTGTGGCACCTGCGTATTAAATATATAATACGTTGCGGGCTTATACTTTAATTCTTCTATCTCAAACACTGTGCCTTCTTTATTAGGAGCAAATGCACAAACGCTTCTATCAAAAGTAGTCAATAACATATTAATACCTACACCTCGTCTTGTATCTGTATGCCAATCATAGCAAGTATAAGGGTCTAATTTTATTATCCCTACTATAAATTCATATCGTGCGTGTAACCATTTAAAAAAGTTATCTTTGTGTGTTATATCAGACGGTATAGGTTTAACATTAAAGTTGTAGTGAGGAAACCATGGTTCAGAATTGTAGGCATACTCATATAGTTCTTTAACTAAACTAGATTTAATTTTTATCTCATAGTAAGTCATTACTTAGCATCCATATAGTTATCACCTACACCTACCTCACAACCAAGTGGTAAGTCGCTACACCAATAAGGTGCAGTCGTCATACACTTCTCAACGTATGCTTTACACTCATTTACTTCTTCATCTTTACATAGCATGACTAACTCATCATGCACAGTCATTACGACAGGGTATCTTTTCGCTACTTGTATTAACTGTTCTGCTATTATATCACGAGCCAACGCTTGTATACAGCGTTGAAAGGTTTTAGAGGGGTGAATATATTCGGGAATTATAGTTCTACCCATTAGCTTGTCATATACCCATGACTCTCCTGTATCTGTCTTTAGTTTCCTAAGGTTAGGTAGTCCTAACATCATGCCATTAGGTTTCATCATGCCTTCATGAGGGACACTTGATATAACCCCACCATTACCCATCGTATAGTGTTGCCCTGCTCTGACACTTTCTAACATCGTCCCTGCGTCTTGCCATGCCTCAACCAATTCGGGATTAGCTTTGCGATACGCATACACAATGTTCTTAACTTCTTGTAGGTCTTTCTCTACACCACCTTGTTTTAAGATTGAGTGCATCTTAGCCGCACCTACACCATAGATACCTGATAAGTTTACTACCTTAAAGATGAACCTAAGGTCTTTGTTAACTTCGTTGTAGGGTGTTCCTGTAATGTCTGCGGCTGATTGTTTATATAAATCTATACCATCTTTAATTTGCTGTATCTTACTATGTGATTGAGCAAACCAATAGGCTAACCTTAACTCAATATTACTTAGGTCAGAGGCTACTAACTTATAACCTTTAGGCGCACACATGGCACGACGTAACTCAGATGTTCGAGGTAAGTTCTGTAAGTTAATACCATCGACACCACTCCATCGATGAGATACAACTGCACCCGCATACTTTAACGGAACGGGTAACTTACCCCTGTTGGCTATTTGAATAAAGTTTTCTGTGCGCGTCTCTTCAATTGTCGACTTGTTACCGATACGAGCAGCAGCCAAAGCTTGAACGTATGGATTTTCATGTTCAAGTAAAGCCTTAAATTCTTCATCTGTTTTTGCAAACGCATATGTTTCCTTTCCTGTGGTTGCACTAATCTTCATGGGCGGAGTCACACCTTGTTCAATAAGTAACTCAGCAAACTTAGGGTTACTCATGAGTAATTCTTTATCTACGGCTACTGATGCCAGTAATTTTTCTTTAGCTTCTTTAACTTTGTGGAGGTGACGTAGTAGTAAACCTTTATTAAGTTCTATCTTAGGTTCTGTATACATACGAATAGTTAAATCAATAAGCTTCATCTCAGGTGCAGTGAACCTATCTTTTAACTCGGTGAATAATTCGTAGGTAAGTTCTACGTCATTGATACAATAACTACCATACTTAGCTAAGTCATTATGTGTAAAGTCTAGTCGTCTCTTACCTAATGCATCGAGGACTTCTGTTCCCTTCTCACCTAACTCATATAACTTTGATAGGTTAGCTAAAGATACTGACTCAGTTAAGCCATGTAGAATTTGAGCCATACTCATGGTATCGAATAAACCTAGTGGGTGTATATCAAATATCCATGACAGAATAGATGCATCAAACCTCATGTTATGTCCTAACACAAAGTGTTCATGCATATTGTATGAGTCTAGGAAAGCTTTGGTCTCAGCGTGGGTTCCTGTAAACCATTTAGTTACACCCTTATCCTTAACAGCTACACCTATGACTTCAAACTTCTCATCACGTATATACTGCTCGGTAGTAAACTTCTTTAACCCATACTCTTTATCGTAATAGGTTTCGAAGTCAATCGTTATTAGATTAGGCATTACTTACCCCTAACGCGGGCTTTGACGGCATGCTCATAGATAGCAGCGATGTCAATAACTTCCTCTGACTTTAATCCTTTAGGTCTGATTTTGATAACACCATGATGAATGGTGACGATTAGGTTTCTTTCGCCACGATCAAAAGTCGTAGCAGATGTTTCCCTAGTAGTAGGGTTAATTGATTTTGTAGCCATTACTCTCTCCTTTATTTGCGTCTATTGACGTGATAGTCCCAATCTTCGGCACAATCTTTATCGCACCAACGTCTTGAGTCATTAAGTTTCGTGCCACAATTTAAACAGTGACCCGTCCCTTGTATATACTTAATACCGTCCATTTCCTTACGGCGAATGGCATTTTCAAGTTCTAATCTATCTTGCGTTTTATCTGCATCATCTGACATGTTTAAGCTTTTGTAATACCAATCGAATTATTAATAGGTCAATTACTAAAGAAAAATGATAGGGTGTATCATCTTCTAAGTATCTAAGTTCTAAGCCTACCATAACTCCTGATATTAACGCAAGCTGAAACACCCACATTATTTAGAATTCACAGATTGTTTTTCTACAAATGCTACTAACTCATTAACATACCATTGTGCTTTTTTCAAGTCCATAAGTGTTGACTCTTTTAATCCTGCCCTTGACAAATACTTAATTGCAGTTAAGCGTAAGTGTCCCGCAAACTCTTCGGGTGTTGACTTAGCTTCCATATAATCTATAGTCTCAATCCCACCATGTGTGTAGTGCGGTGGTTGATTGACCATATCTTTTACTTCTTTATATTTCTTTAATATATTTTTTAACATTGTCATGTCAAAGTCTCCAATCGTTGTTCTAACGCTTCTAAATCATTTTCATTTACAACCATGGCTATCCCTTCATTGTCACGTATAGCTTCAAGGTTTCGTAGTTGTAATTCAGTAGGGCGATTAGTTCCTGCCTTACATTCTATACCCACAAACCTACCTCTGATACACGCAACAATATCAGGCACACCTATGCTAGTATAAGCGCCTGCAATAGGAAAAAAGTAGTATACATTTCTAGCTTTAAGCATCTTAACTACTTGTTGCTTAACCCATTTTTCTTTTACAGGTTCTTTTTTCATTTAGGCATCTCCATAACTTTTTGCATAGCATTAAGTCTCTTGTTATGAAACTCTCTATTCTTTTGCTCAAGCAATCGGAAGTCCATCTTAGTATTCATAAGAGCCTGTATATTCTGCATTGCTGCTTTATATTCAAGATAGATTTCGTCTGTATCGTTCTCTGCAATCACATAGAATTGACCATCTCTGATACCTACATTCTTGATATACTTACCTACATCTACAAGTTTAAGGATAGCCATCTTCTCCTTATCTTCTTTAGATATATCGGGTGAGTCTTCATGCATCGCATGATATACTTTCATATGGTCTCCATAATTTGATTTACTTTGTTTAATACTGCTGTCCTAGCCCCTTGACTTTCTCTCAAGTCATCGGCTGATACCCCTACTAGCAATCGTTCTAACTCTCGTCTAGCATTCTCTAGTTTAGGGTCGTTTGTTACATTAAGCCTTGTTAATAGATTTGTCAACTCTAATGCATTATCTACTAGACTATCTCTAAATATTTTCTTTTCCTCACCACTTAACCTATCAACCATATGCTCTAAAGTATTGTGTAGTCTTGACCACGCATCACTCATAGCTACCTCAACACGACCTTCATATGCTTTCTGATACTCTTGTTTCATCTCATTACGAATGTCGTCTGCGATGTCAACACGGAAATCATTTGTTTCAGGCACAGGCATAATAGTATATTTGAGATTGAACTTATTTGCAATCTTATAAGCATCGGGATACTCATCTCTACTAAATAGCTTACCTAGTTTAAATGCCATACCTTGAATGATGTTAGGATACTCTTGTATAAATGTATTTACACGAGATTGAAACTCCGCCTCATACTCTCCAAGTTGTTGTTTATAATCAAAGAAGTTACTCATAGGTAATAACCTTGTGCCTGTGTCTGACCAAGGTAGCGTTTGCCTACCATGCCACTCTCGTATCTCACTAGATAGTTTGGTAATCTTATCTAATTGGTCTGACCCTGCAAGGATATGTTTGTTATAGTTACCTGCCTTGATGGTTGTGTTTTTGTTCACATCAATCTCTTTGGACACATTCTTATCTAGTTTTCTAGCCGTCCATACTGATATGTTTAAGTCGATTAATACTGCACTGCTTGCTATACTGATACTCATTTTATTTCCTCCTCTACGTTTATAATTTTATGTAATGCAGGGTGATACAATAAATGTTTGTATGTTTCTTCAAAATCTAAACGTTTGTATTTCCATTTAGGTTTCCTGTCTTTAAACCAATCTGTATCTACTAACTGCATCAATACATGATGCAAAGCCCAATAGTCCATACGATATTCTTCACCATTATGGTCTCGAACCGATATTACTGTCCCCCATTTACAAGATAATAGTGATACGCTTTTAGGTTTAGCCATGATTTACTCCTTAATTATATGAACTAATGTCGTAAACACTAACAGGAACTACACCTAGTGTTCTGTTTTGTAAACCTGTTAGAAAGTCCTCTACTTCTTTAGGTAGTTCTTGTTCTACTTTCATAACTTTTTTAACTTGCTTTTTAAATTCACCTAAACGATATGCACTTACCGAACCTGTTGGATTTTGCTTTTCAGCAGTTTCAATCATGTCGTTTAAAGTTCTAACAAACCATTCACCTTGTTCTGTGCTTGATAGTTTAAGTAATGATGCTACTTCCTTGACGGTGTCAAAGAAAGGGTGACCGTTGGGAATGTCTCTCCATTTAAACTCATAGGTATCGTAAACAAAGTGTGGGAAGTCATGTCCTTTTCTAATCCATCTAGCTAAGTGTGCAGTCATAGAGTTACCCCTAGAGATACACCCTGTTCTTAATTGCTTAACTACATTCTTAATCTGTCTATCTGTAAACTTGTTGAAGTCAATGTTCATGACTATGTTTTCTGCGTATTGCGTTAGTTCATTTGAAATGTTTAATGACATTTTGTTTCTCCTCATAAGTAAACGACAAACGTATATTGTTATACGATTGTCGCTTGGTTAGTCTTGTATATGTATTGTCTTACCATGTGGTGATGTATTGTTGCGTGATGTGACTGCCCACAATGTAGGTGTGCAACCCCAACTACCTCCCCAATCATCTTCCACATATCCATCTGTTAGTATAATGACAGCCTCGGGTTCAATGCGTTTATCTTTGATATACTGATTAACACACCCAACATGAGTGCCACCACCCCCCGCAGGTTTAGTAGACTGAACCAATGCTTTGTAATCACCTTGATTGTATGTCTCATGACCTGCTACTTCTGTATCCCAATACAACAACTCTATACTTGATGGGGATACATCATCACATATAGCTACTACTTCAGTTAAGAACTCGGATAGTTCCTTGTCACCAATAGAACCCGATGTATCTATACCGACTACAACTTTACCTATTGACTCACCTATCATGCTAGGCATGTAGATGTCTTGACCTAAGAAACGCTTGTGTGGTCGTTTCCATGTAGTCTTGTCTTTGTTACGACATGTTGCATTGACAAACTCACGCAACTGTTCACGCCAATTAACTTTAGGTTCTAGTAACTCGTTGATACTTCTATTCTTATTACCTTGCATCTTGCCACGAATAATCTCACCTTGTCGTAGTGCTTGGTCTATCTGCTTGGCAGTCTCTTTAACTTCTTCATCAGATAACTGTTCAGCACCTTCCCAATCATGCGTATCATGACCACTCTGTTCCTTGACATACTGACTACTTTTCTTAAGTATCTCAAAGATTTGTTTAGTCGTCATACCTTTGTATGCTAAGTCAAACAACGCTGAGTCGGGTCGTTTAGCTATATCACTTTGTTCATCAGCTTCATATATCGCATAGTTCACAACATAGTCAGCCGCCATGTTTGCAAGCATGGGATTATCTTTCCATAGCTTTTTCCATAGGTGCATGTGTTGATACACCTTGTGCAATGCCTCATGTAAGACTACAAAGTTCAACTCCTTATCATCTAGTGACTTGATAAACTCGGGGTTGTATATAACATCACGACCATTGGTGCAAGCCGTTGGTATGTCTTCCGTAAAGGATACCTTGCCCACCGATAACACACCTGCAAACATACAGAATTGTTTGCTACGCATTATAGCTATGTGGGACTTCGTGACTCTTTGTTCACTCGTTAGTGCCATCTCGTCTCTCCTTGTAGAATTTATAAGTCACGCTATCATCTGACTCTTCTTGTCGTAACCATAGGTATGGACATTCGTTAAGCCATTCTAAAAATTCGTCCGTCATATATCCTCCTAGAAGTATTGGTTATTCTTAACTGCCCAATCAATGAATGTCTTATTGGTTGAGGCTATTTGTTTACGAGACGATGCCATGATGTTGACTGCAAACAATGCTTGTATCTCCATCGGTAGTCGTTGAAGGTAAGTCAACCACGCATCCATGTGTTGCTCTGTGATAGTCATTAGTTCTCGCATGACTAGAATTACACGAGCCGCAGGGTCGCTTGGTAAGTTAGCTTCATTAGGTTTGTTGTATATACTTTCCTTAGTCGGTAGACCATCAGCTAGACTAAAGTATGCCGACATATCTCGAGCCGCTGACTCACCGACTGTGCCACACAAGGCAACCATTGTGGTATCTTCACCGAGTGTCACTCTGTTCTTAACGATGAACGATGCCTTCTCTAATGAACGAGGGGATACGAACGCCTCTTGTTGTTTGCGAGGATTGTATATATACATGTTCTCTTTCTGTGCATCATCTGTATAACACGCTAGTGCATGGGGAAATTGTTTAACCCACGCTACAACTTCGGGTGCAATGTTATTATCAATAGCCCAATTAATCCACTCATCATCATTAGGATTTCTAACAATGACTGCCGTCAATCTGTTCTTGGCATGGGCTTTCATGGTATCACCTACACCATCTGTTGTTAGGTTGCCTGTTGAATACACGATGCTATCGGGGTGAAACTTAACTGCACCTAGTCGTCTCTCTAACATGACAGGTAATAACATATTCTTAACAGGTTCACTAGCCTTAGTAATCTCATCTAGCATAATGATGACAGGCTTGTTGTCATGTATGGCAAACCTTTCATTCGGATAGAATGTGGTTGTCTTTGTTTCATGGTTCATGGCAGGCATAGCTAAGTCACCTAAGTCTAAGTCTGCACAATCTATATACACAGGTGTGTGGTCGGGAAATCGTTTACTTAGTGATTTAAGTATTGATGATTTACCAATGCCAGGTTGCCCTTTGAGATGGACTGTGACATCACGACCTACTGTTGCAATTAATTCCTCTGCTTGTTTCAAACTGATTTCTTGTTGCATGATACTCTCTCCTTAATGTTAAGCGACATGGGTATATGGTTATACCTTTGTCGCAGGTTCAACTTCTACTAAAACTTGTGGGTTGTGTAGCTTAAGTAACTTATCTAAAAATCTTTTAACCATACCTATTGTTATATGATATTTACTTCCATCTTTACTCCAAGTCTGCCGTTGCGTCTGTCTAGCTAGATAGTAATAGGATAGATACATATTATTTTCATCTTTCATAAATTCTAATAACTGTGTATATTTCTCCACATAATTTCGTTCTTCAGGTAATTGGTCTGATAACTTCATATCATGCTCAACCCCTGCATTACCTAATTTAATTAGTGTATCTATATACTTAATCAGATTGCGATAAGGCTTTCTTAACTCACGCAGTTGAGAAGTATCTATTCTACATTTCTTAGGTTTTATATATTGTTCTTCATCAGTATTATGGTCGTAGTCAATCCGATACCATGTATATGCGTCCATATGTTTATACCCATTTAAACTTAAGGCACACTCAATCTCATTGTTAACTACATTCGGTTGTTTAGTGAATGGTGCAGGCACATAACGCTTATGCTCAAACTCAACAAGCCACACATTAGCAATCCGTTCTACAAATCGTTTGGTGCTATATGACGGGAACCCACCTAGCGTTATAGCTTTGTGTGTTGGGTAGAACGCTACTAAGTCTGTGTTGTAATACCCTGCAACATATACCTCAACACCATCTTTTATTTCTTGTCTTAACCACTTCTCTCTTGCATACCTATCACCTAGTCTGCGTATCGATTGGTTCTCACCACGCACAGGTGCCGTATTTTTAAAGTGTTCTTTTGCCGTCTCATATGTATTTAAGACAGGCATAGAATACTGATTGATATGAAATCCCATGTTATTCTCCCTCTTTCATGTCATAACCTCTGTTCATCCAACTTACGAACTTCATGTTTTCAAGCCAATCTTGTAGGCTAGGTATCCACCCACCACAATCTTCTTTAACATGTTGTTCACCGATTAATCTTGTAGGCACTTCACGACCATCACTATTCACAATGAATAACCCGAATTGTCTTTCACATTCAAAGATACCTTGTGAGTGATGACGAATTGCCCTGTGTCTTGCATCAGCAAAACATTCTTTGGTTGCATCAAACCAATCATGGATAGGTTGATAGTCAGCTTCAACACCACCCCATTTCTTTACAGATGTTTTAGAATGATAATGTGTATTCATTATTCTTCCTCCGTTTCATTCAAATCATAGTCATGATATTCTGTTGACATAGTGTTGATACCTACACTTAAATCAATCTTTGGTGGGGTTTCAGTAAAGTCTATAATTAACTCACCTTGACCTCCGTCATTGTTATACCAATCCCACCCTGTTTCATCAAGGGCTCGGTAGCATAAGTCTTCCAATACTTCTACAAGCGTTTCATTTTTTGTTTCAGCTTGTTGTTGACCATAGGCTTGTTTAGTCCATGAAATCATATCGCTTGGTATCTCATGGGTATTATCATTAACATCTCGGTAGAATGTTTCTTCCACTTGTCCTTCATCACCACCACCTCTAAATGTTACATACACACGCTTTGCACCTAGCAGATTTAACTGCGTCAGTAGTGTTTCTTTTTCTTGTTTATTTGGAAAGATGTTTTGCATTTTTCTCTCCTTGTTGTTTCATAATTTTAATTGCTAACGCATAATTTGATTGTGACGGCACACGAGTAATACGATTGTCGTATTGTATTGGGTAGTTATACCTATGGTGCTTAAAGAATTCGCCTAATGTTTCGGCTTGTTGTTGATAAAACTTGTTTTTGTTCATGATGTTTCTCCTCATTTAAGTTATGCGACAAGGGTATAAAGTTATACGATTGTCGCTTGGTTGATAAAGCACTTCTTCATTTCCTACAAACATATTATAACATGATTACTTGACATTGTCAAGTCATTGTCCAAATTTTTTTACCTACTCTTATGTGATGAATTCAGTCCTTTCAATAGTTCTAAGTCAGTCACCACAATGTAATTACTCTTAGGCATAGGCACGATACAATGTTTATAATTGAGTGCATGTTTCTCACCACAACTTAAACAAGTTTTATATCCTAGCTTATACCTACCATTAGCTATATCACTTCCACAATCAACGCATTGATAACTCATGGTAATTCCCTCCAAATAAGAAACGCAATATACGCAAACACAAACGCATACATTGTCCATGTTGTATACTTCTCTTGTCTACGGTCATCTTCCGACTGTGGCGTATATGTCCCGCCCCAAGCATCTCTCGCTGAACGGGGTGTAGGTAGCGACACATTATCGGGTTGGAAAAAGTAATAACCCTTTTTTGCGTTGCGTGCAAATTTATTCATTTGCCATGTTTGAAATTTGCGTATGGCTCTTTTTTGTTCTTTGTTCATATACTCTTCTCCTTAATTTAATAAGTCCTTGCTGTTCTAAATACTTAAGCCTGTGAAAATTAGTTATCATTAACTTACAAAGTTCTTTCTGTGTCATAGACGGATTACTCCGTAGCAATTCGTTAACTTTGTGGGCATGACGCCAATCATCTAGCTTGGTATACATTAGAATAAACAATCACCTACTAAAGTCATTACATCTTCTTTAGTTTCTTTAACTACTTCTAGCTTGATGACATTACTCCCTTGTTCTTTATGCCACTTCGCCTCTTTTGCGTTCCATCTATACTTGCGTAAGACTTCGCCGTCATCATCAATGACTGCATAGGTAAAAGGCAAACTCATTTTGTTTGCTCTACCTTTGGTGGTTCTTTAGGTGGTTCTTTACTTTTGTGGTCATCAAGTATCACACCTACACTTACAGCTATGTAGAGTGCTGTCAACCATGCGATTGTATCCATGTTAGAAACTCCTTTGCTCAAAGCATTCCAAGTGCGACTTAACATAGAAGTTAGGTCTAATCTCTTCATACAATTCCCCTTGCACACACTTTAAGTTCTTATTGTTCTTATCTTTTAGATGAGTAAATTCCATGACTGCCCATGTAAAAGTAATACCTACAATAACCCCTACTAACAAAAACCCTGTGCCTTCATATTTTTTAGAGTCCATTCTCAGCCTCCACTAATCGCTTGGCATTATAATTCTTACGCACCTTAGCCCTAGCGTGTAAGTATTTGGCACACTCTTTATCGCCCATGTAATAAGCAAGCAAAGTTCTAAACGCTTGGTTTATCTCATAAAAGTTTGGCTCATCGGGAAAGTTAAGGTTGATTTCATACCCACTCTTTAACGACTCTACCAATACTTCATCTGCTTGGTCATCATTTAAATCAATTAGCACTTGCATATCTCTCTCCTTTTTGTTTATAAAAAATAAGATTAGACCACTTGACTACGGGTTCTAATCTATGCCATGACTTAGGTTTCTTTATGGTCGTGTCATGGAAGTTTGTTGCACCATAACTATAATCAACCTCCAATCGGTGTAATACTTTATACGCTATATCAAAATAGTGTTGTCGTATCACCGATGGTGGTTTAGTAATCCCATACCAACTGAATTGATATGGTCGTCTCATTTCGCTACACACATTCTTGTGGTTAAAGTCGGCTCGCCTCATCAACACATAGCCAACTGCCACTTGCCCTTGTTTGGGTTCGTGTGCGGCTTCCATGTATATGGTCGTGGCGAGACAAAGTAAAGCTTGGTCAATCATACTGACCTCCTTTATTTATGTTTATACGAGTTTAAATATATCCGAGATGGATATTAGAATGTGATATTGCTCACGATGATATTGATTTGTTTCATATTTTTCTCCTTTGATTAGTCTTCACAACTGCCATTGATACAGGCTTTGTTGTTTAAGATTTCTTCTTCAAGCGATGCAAGGGCATCTTGTTTCTCAATGTCAAGGGCTTTGTCATTGAGTTCTGCATACATATCTTTAGTATACGGCTCATACCTTACCATCAAACCTGCGTCATGACAAGCGTTTATATAGTCATCAAACAAAAACCTTGACACACTATCTGAGTTTATGCTCAATACTATTGTTATCTTATTGCTCATTTTTTTCTCCTTTGTTTAAAAAATTAAGTCCTTCGTCTGTTAGTTTATTACTGAAGTGTCTATTAAACGGGTCTTGCAAACTATCTATGTATCCAAAGCGAATACATCTACCAAGTAAATCCCATTGTTCCCCACTAAAGTGTTTAACAGGTATATTCCACACCACATCACGACCATGCTTAATAAGCCATGTGAGTAGAAATTCTTTAACTTTGTGGGCGTCTGACATAATACTTCCTCTCGGCAAGCGATACATCTTCACACTTCAAGCAATCAATACATGCATGGTCAATCAATAGTTCTTCGTAGTGTCTCTCTTTATACAACACATAACGGAAGAAGTCTAGTTCATGCCTTGCCCAATCAATCAACCTGCGTTCTGTTTCATAAGGCTTGGTCGGTGCTATCTGTTTATACATTTGCCTCCACTCGCTATCACTAAAGTTATCTAGGATAGTTTTAACCCTATACGACTTTAACTGCGTGGTGACATACTCTTTTACTTGGTCTATATTCATCTTAAAACCATAACTAGAAGTAAAAAGACATTGATACCCACAGACACGACTGTGCAAAATCTCAAGCGTCTATAATGTTCTTTGTTTATAGGTGTGTATTCTGACATATATATTTCCCTGTCATAACCTTTATAGCTTGGTGATGCTCGTGTTTTAAATATTGGTTTTGTTTTCATTTTGTTCCCCTTTTGTTTATAGCAACTTTAGTATTGAAATATTCCAATGTCGTCTGACTGCCCTTCTGATAACCTACACGATATGCTATCCAACTTCCGTAGCATAAAAGCACTAACATCTGCACAAAGATATAAGTAATATCACTCATTTTGTGTCCTCTCTATCAAACCAAACTAATAAAATATAACCTACTAATAAAGCAACGCAAACTCCCATAATATACCAATCATAAATTGACACCATAATATAGTCCTCATAAAAAGCGACAAGGGTATAAAGTTATACGAATGTCGCAGGTTAGTTAATCTGCTTATTGTTCTAGCAGTTTTATAAGTATAGCACAGGTAATTTACATTGTCAAGTGGATAGGCTCGGTGTTTTTATAGCCACAAAGTTAAATAAATAGACCTAAAAATACGACTCCCTTTTTGCGTTTAGGGAAATCCTCGCCGACTACTCACGAACGAACGGTCATTTTTTATTTTTACTGGGTTTGTCGCCTTGATATTGTCAAGTATAGAATTGACATTGTAGCGTAATTTTATTAAGTCATTGATTTGATTGGGTTTCATGAGTAGACTTTGTTAACTTTGTGGGTATAAAATTACACGATAAGTCTTTGATTATTAAGTAAAATTACAAGGGTATTTACTTTGTCAAGTATAAAATTACAAGCTAAGTCATTGATTATTCAGTAATAATACAAAATTACACGCAAAACGGCATTGCGCAGGGTTGGCGAACGAAGGCAAGAAAAAATAAAAACAGGTTAGCCACGAAGTTAAATTGATTTTCCAGACGGGGATACCTTTTTCCATGTAATTTTGTAATTTTATACTAAGTTATTGATTTATATAGAAAAGTGTATTTTTGCTAAGTGCTTGATTATACAGTAAAATTACACTAGGTAGACAATGTCAATAGTTGTAAGTCATTGATTATTCAGTAAAATTACATACTGTCCAGTCCTGTTGTAATTTTATAAGACATGCGTGTAATTTTATAACACGCATTATTATGTAGCCACGAAGTTAAATTGGTATCACTCACATACCTCACATACTCTTTAATAACGGTCATAATTCGGTGGGCCCGAAGTTGTCGCCACGAAGTTAAAGACGAAAAAAAAGCCCTACATAAAGTAGGGCTTAATTAATGCTATGAAACTTTTTTAACTTTGTGAGTCTAAAAATTGCTCTCTTAACATATTGGTATTGTTATCAATCCAACAAGCAAAGGCAAATTCATTTTCTATTAACTTATTATGATTATCTTTTATTTTCTTTGATAATTCTTTTTTACTATCCTTTTCTAACTTTTCAGCGTTTTTAATACGCTTTTCTTCTCGTTTTGCTAACTCTACAATTTTCCCTTGAGCTCTTAACTCATCATCAGTTAAAGCCTCAATTTTGGCTCTTTGCTCTGATTTTTGCTCACTCTTAACATTGGGGCTTTTTGGTTTCACTAATTCAAACGAGGTTTCAAGGTTTGAAGTAATATCACTCCAAATATTTTTATCAAAGCTATCAAACTCCATGCCTGTCTCTTTGCATACACCTTGACGGAATAACTCATGGATATAATTCCATTCAATATAGGTTGGCGTTTCACCCATTGCTAACGCTACATTTTCATGTAATAACTTCTTTAAACTTGCTCGGTCTTTATTGTATAAATTATCCATTTCAATTACCTGTATTTCATAACCGATAGCATTATCAATAAATTCAACCCTTGCTTGTGATAATTCAACGGCATTAACTACTTTACTTGGTTTAGTATTTTGTTTCATGTTAATAACTCCTCATGTTAGTTAAGTTAAAACGACATTGGTATAAAATTATTCCTTTGTCGCTATCAATTTATTTAATTGATAACCCTCATTATACAGGAAAACCTTACAATGTCAAGTTTATTGACCTACCCGCCCCCCATAGCCCCAATATATAATAAGGTTCACGCACACGCGTATACATTGAGCCGAGCATAAACGATAGGGTATTTTTATAAAATTGGATTATAGAAACCCACCCCCTATCAAAAGAAAAGGGTCATTCAAAAAAATTTTTATAAAAAATTTAAAAAAAACGGGTTTTCATTCAAAACACCAAAGCTGCAACAATGAATGAAAACTAGATTGCTTTTGGATCGAAGTTGTATAACTCGGAGTAGACGTCTTTGATGCGGAGGAACTTAGGACCATGCTCATGAAAATCATCATCACCTCTTACATATAAGGCTAGATGCACCATCTCATGGAGAAGGGTTTGAAAAATAGTAATGAAGTACCCACAAGAACCAGAACTTATTTGAATTTCCATCTCATGCTCATCAAAGCATCCATAGATGGTAGGGTCTTTAATAACTTTAAAGCTAACTTTGTTTGATTTAGGCATGGGGAGTTTATTAAAAGGTGGCATCTGACAAGCCATGTTGTAGAGAATCTCTAAATTCTTAGAAGTAAGAGTAGTTTTCATAACCCATTGTACCAAAAAAGCACTTGATTAATATAACAATTTACTATATATTGGCCGCAATAGCTGCAAATAAATTTCTAGGATGTAAACAGCGACATTTTATGGCATTAAAAATCATACCAGAAACAAATAAACCCCTGCCTGATGACTTTGAGGCAGAAGAACCCACAACTTTAGACGGAAAAGTTAAGGTTGTAACGGCAACTGCTAAAGTTTTAGTAGAAGGCGGAGCAGAAATCCCTGTTTCTACACAAGAAAAGCAAGAAGCGGCGGATATATTTAAACAATATACAGATCCTGAAGGTAAAAACACATTAAATGCTTCAGTTAATAAAGCATTAGCTACTCCAGCTACAGTTCAGCATTTATTTTTGATGTTATCGGACTATGATCATCAAGTTGTACAAGAAGCCGTCCAGTTGAGACGGTTTGTTACAAATAAACTTCTAGAAGATGCAGGATTATCAGACCCAAGACACAGATTAAAAGCCCTAGAGCTACTCGGTAAGATTAGTGATGTAGGTTTATTCTCAGAAAAAACAGAAATTACAGTTAAGAATTTAAGCCAAGAAGATTTACAAGCACAAATTAAAAATAAACTATTTAAAATTCTTGGTAAGACCGCAGCTATCGATACATCATTTGAAATTATCGATGCAGTTAATGTAACAGAAACAAAAGAATAACATGCCTATAGAAATAGCTGGCATCACTGATGCTGATTTAGATACAGCGCTAGCTAATATAAGTGTTTTGCCTCCGCGAGAACAACAGCAGTTGCTTGCTGAATTAAATGAGTTAGAAAAAACTCAAGCAATTGAAAAAAGACAAGGAACATTTTTAGAATTTATTGACCATGTGTATCCAGGTTATAAAGTAGGGAATCATCATCGTAGACTTGCTAAAATATTTGAAGCGATTGCTAACGGCGAAAAGAAACGAGTTATTGTTAACATTGCTCCGCGACACGGGAAATCCGAACTCATCTCATATTTGGCACCGGCTTGGTTTTTGGGTAAGTACCCGCACAAGAAGATTATTATGGCATCTCATACAGCTGACCTTGCAGTTAACTTTGGAAGACGTGTTCGTAATCTTGTGGGTAGTGATGCTTATAAAGATGTTTTTCCCGACGTAGAACTACAAGCAGATAGTAAGTCTGCAAGTAGATGGGGAACAAATCATAATGGAGAATATTTTGCTATTGGTGTTGGTGGTGCCCTCGCTGGTCGCGGGGCTGATTTGTTTATCATTGATGATCCACACTCCGAGCAAGACGCCAAATTGGGACGAGCGGATGTTTTTCTGCCTGCTTGGGAGTGGTTTCAGTCTGGTCCAATTCAACGTCTTATGCCGGGCGGTGCGATTATTGTGGTAATGACTAGGTGGTCTAAGCTAGACTTAACCGGCCAAATAGTTAACCAAATGATAAAGCAAGACGGCGTTGATGATTGGGAAGTCGTTGAATTTCCAGCAATTATTGAAGACAAAGAAGGTAACGAAGCTTCACTTTGGCCTGAATTTTGGCCACTTGAAGAATTACAGGCAAAGAAGGCAGCACTAGATGTACGGTACTGGAATGCTCAATACTTACAGAACCCAGTCTCAGAAGAAGGTGCCCTCATCAAGCGCGAATGGTGGAAAATATGGGAGGACGAAGTGCCACCAAGTTGTGAGTTTACAATCATGTCTCTTGATGCTGCACAAGAAGCTAATACTAGAGCGGATTATAATTCGTTAACTACGTGGGGTGTCTTTTTTAACGAAGAGACCAATAATTATAATATAATACTGCTAAATGCTATTAAGGAAAGACTAGAGTTCCCTGAGTTAAAAGAGTTAATGTTACGTGAGTACAAGGAATGGGAACCAGACGCACTCATAGTAGAAAAGAAATCTAACGGAGCCGCTCTCTATCAGGAAATGAGAAGAATGGGTATTCCGCTGGGGGAATTTACACCTGGAAAAGGTCAAGATAAGATTAGCCGCGTTAACTCTGTGGCAGATCTCTTCAGATCTGGTATAGTGTGGGCTCCTGATAAAAGGTGGGCACACGAGTTGATTGAGGAATGTAATGACTTTCCATCAGGTGCCAACGATGACCAAGTGGATAGTACCACGATGGCGTTAATGAGATTTAGACAAGGTGGGTTCATTAGATTACCTAATGATGAGCCTGAAGATATACCAGGATTTAGAAGTTCTCGAAACAGATTATACGCAATATAAGGACAACATATGGCAGACATAGATAAAAGTTTAGCACAAGCACCTCAAGGCCTAGAAGAATTAGCAATGGGTCAACCAGACCTAAGTATTGAAATTGAAAATCCAGATTCAGTTACATTAGATGATGGCAGCATGGAGATTACTATTATTCCTGGTAAAGAAAAGGATGATGAGTTCAATGCTAACTTAGCAGAAGACATGGATGAAGGTCAGTTGACTGAGTTGTCAGGTGATTTAATGGGTGAGTATGATGCTGATATTAATTCAAGAAAAGATTGGTTAACTACTTATGTTGATGGCTTAGAATTACTAGGTTTAAAAGTAGAAGACAGAACAGAACCGTGGCCTGGTGCATGCAATGTGTACCACCCCTTAATGACAGAAGCGCTGGTTAAGTTCCAAGCTGAAACTATGATGGAGACATTTCCAGCGGCAGGCCCAGTTAAAACAGTAATCGTTGGTAAGCAAACAAAAGAAAAAGAAGACGCTGCCGAACGTGTAAAAGATGATATGAACTATCAGCTTACAGATATGATGCCTGAGTATAGACCTGAGCATGAAAGAATGTTATGGGGACTAGGTTTATCTGGTAATGCATTTAAGAAAGTTTATTATGATCCTAACATTGAACGCCAAGTATCGATGTATGTTCCTGCTGAAGATATCGTAGTTCCATACGGTGCATCTAATTTAGAAACAGCAGAGCGCGTAACGCATGTCATGCGTAAAACAAAGAATGAATTACATAAACTACAAGTTGCAGGTTTTTATCGTGATGTAGATTTGGGTGACCCGTATTTAGATATTGATGAAGCTGAAAAGAAAATTGCAGAGAAATTAGGATTTAATCCAACAGAAGATGACAGATATAAAATCCTTGAGATGCATGTTAATCTTGATTTAGAAAATGGTGATAGTGAAGATGGGATTGCATTACCTTATGTAATAACAATTGAAAAAGGTACAGGCACTATCTTAGCAATTCGTCGTAATTGGAATCCAGACGATAAGTTAAAAGCTAAGCGTCAACATTTTGTTCATTACGGATATATTCCAGGCTTTGGTTTTTATTGCTTTGGTTTAATACATTTAATTGGTGCCTTTGCAAAATCAGGCACAATGATTTTACGTCAATTAGTTGATGCAGGCACATTAGCAAACTTACCAGGCGGTCTTAAGTCTCGTGGTCTTCGTATTAAAGGTGATGACACCCCAATTGCTCCAGGTGAATTTAGAGATGTAGATGTACCATCAGGTGCGATACGCGATAATATTTTACCGTTGCCTTATAAAGAACCAAGTCAAGTTCTTAATCAATTAATGAATCAAATTATTGAAGAAGGACGACGTTTTGCTTCTGCTGCTGATATGAAAGTATCAGACATGTCTGCTAACAGCCCAGTGGGTACTACACTGGCAATTCTTGAACGTACCTTAAAAGTAATGAGCGCAGTTCAAGCTCGTATTTACTATGCGATGAAACAAGAGTTTAAATTGCTTAAAGGTATTATTCGTGATTACACGCCAACAGAATATAGCTACGAACCTGAAGTAGGTGATAGACGCGCTAAACAATCTGACTATGATAATGTAGATGTAATTCCAGTTAGTGATCCTAATGCAGCTACAATGTCACAAAAAGTGGTTCAGTATCAAGCAGTTATGCAAATGGCTCAAGCTAATCCACAAATATATGATCAAGTAGAACTAAACAAACAAATGTTAGAAGTACTAGGGGTTAAGAATATAGGTAAACTTATACCAAGTGCCGATGATCAAAAACCAAAAGATCCTGTATCAGAAAATATGAACATTATTAACGGTAAACCTGTTAAAGCGTTTATCTATCAAGATCATGAAGCGCACATTAAAGTACATATGACTGCTATGCAAGATCCTAAGATTGCACAACTTATAGGTCAAAATCCTCAAGCTCAAGTAATACAAGCAGCTGCAATGGCTCATATTAATGAACACATTGCCTTTGCTTACAGACAACAAATAGAAAAACAATTAGGAGCATCGCTTCCCGCTCCTGATGATACTTTACCTGAAACAGTTGAAGTTGAGTTATCTAAACTTACAGCACAAGCTGCTGAGCAACTATTGCAACTTAATCAAAAAGAAGTAGCTCAACAACAAGCTCAGCAACAAGCTCAGGATCCGTTAATTCAAATGCAACAACAAGAGTTAGCAATTAAACAACAAGAAGTGCAAATCAAAGCGCAAAAATCTCAAGCAGATATTGAATTAGACAAAGCAAGATTAATGCTGGATAAAGAAAAAATTGATTCTCAAGAAAGAATTGAAGGCGCTAAACTTGGAGCTAAATCTGCTTTTGATAAAGATAAATTAGAAGCTGATCAGAATGCTCGTGGAGTAGAAATAGGATTAAAACTTTCTGAACAAAAACAGGATACACAATTAACTGAGGAGTAACACATGGACCAAACGCTAGAGCTATTATTGTCTCGAATAGATGATCAGCGCAAAACAGTATTAATAAATTTAGGAGACGGAGCAGCAAAAGATTTTGCTTCGTACCAAAATATGACCGGATATATTCGAGGTTTATCCGTAGCAGAAAGTTTGATTAAAGACCTCGCACAAAGAATGGAGACGTTTGAAGATGAGTGAACAAATACTCACAATGAATAAAAACTTGGTTGATGCAAATGGTCGACCAATTATTATTCCAACAGTGAATGAAGTAGATGCAGAAGATATACCGATTGAAGAAAGAGGTTTACAACTTCCAGAACCAAAAGGCTATAGAATTTTATGTGCAATTCCAGAAGCAGAGGAAACATATAAAGGCGGCATTGTTAAAGCAGCTGGTGCTAAATCTATAGAGGAACATTCGACTGTAGTTTTATTTGTAGTAAAAGTAGGTGACTTAGCTTATAAAGATGAAGTCAGATTTCCTACAGGTCCATGGTGTAAAGAGGGTGATTTTGTTTTGACACGTGCATACGCAGGTACAAGATTTAAAATCCACGGAAGAGAATTCCGCATTATTAACGACGATACGGTTGAGGGG